TCATATAAGATTGTAAAGAAGCAGGGTGGTATTGACTGGGATGAAGTAAAGCTACCTAGCGATAATTCTAGCGACTTTATATACCTGGGGCATAATCAAGCTCCTACAAGCAGTGCACGGGAATGGAAAGAAGAAACCTCTCACCCATTCTGGTATGGTGATTGGGTTGTAGCTCATAACGGTGTTTTAACAAATTATGAAGAGCTTATCGATGAATATGTACCGATGCACGATAACCCTGTAGATAGTAGTATTATACCTGCATTATTAGATGAATTTGAATATAATCACGGTCCGTGCGAGGATACAGATACGGAAATACAGAATATTTTATATACAATTGAAAAACTTAAAGGTACTTTTGCTCTTTGGATTGTTAATATTAGAACGATGAATGTTTATATAGCTAGGCAGGGTAGTACGCTTTTCTATAACGACGCTAACGTATCATCTGTAAAAGGTGAAGGTTATAAAGAAGTAGAAGAAGGTATACTTTATAGCTATACATCTGAGGGCCTAGTAGAGCAAGACAGTTTTAAGTATAATTCACCATTTTTAACATTATGAGACATATAGCATTATTTTCACAAACCGGTTCTGAGATAGCAAATCTAATAGATCAAGGATTTACCCCGACTACAATATTGTTTGATCAAAAAGATGATACTAAAATTGATAGTAGACTTAACACTGACGAGATAGGTCATCGAATTATAAAGAAGAACGTTAAAAATATACAGTATCTGAGAGATTGCTTTGGCGATCCATCAACATGTTTTATTACATTACATGGTTGGCTTAATATTGTACCGAAAGAGATATGCGATGAGTATGAAATTTATAATGGCCACCCTGGGTTAATTACAGTATATCCAGAACTTAAAGGTAAAGATCCACAGGTACGTGCTTTTGAAGGCAGTTACCCGATTATAGGATCAGTTATTCATCGAGTTACACCCGGTGTTGATGAAGGTGAAGTTATAATGTCAGCGAAAGAGTATAATAATTGCAGTAACTTGGATCAAGTATTTAGCGTGCTAAAAGGTATATCATTATCATTATGGGTTGATTTTTTCGATAGCAGATACGATAATAACGTATGAAGGAATTAAAAACAACCGGTGAGCCACGTCAGTTTGAAACTGGGGCTCAACGTGATTGCGGTGAAGGTAAGCTAAGAATGAGTTTAGTACCTCATAAGGCTTTGAATAGTGTAATGATGAGATATCTTCAAGGTGCTGAGACGTATAATGAAAATAATTGGAAAAAGGGTATGAAACATTCTGTTTTATATGATAGTACTATGAGACATCTTATGCAAGATTTCACCGGGGATGAAAGTGAAGATCATCTCGGAGCTGCATTATGGAATATAATGGGTATGATCTGGAATAGAGATAATAAACCGGAATTGGACGATCGTAAAGAATATGAATAATATTAAAATTTATACAGCTACGAAAAGTAAAAAAGAAACTACACCTCTCTATAAATCTTTAAATCGCGTTTTAGCAGATTATGGTCCAATAATGCCGTTTGATGTACATTACGAAGAGAATAATACTAGGAGTTTGCAAAAATGCTATAATAATTTCTTAGAAGATGCTAAGCAGAATGATATTGATATTGCTGTCTTTATACATGATGATGTTTTTATTAATACAAGAGACTTGCGATCTCGTCTACAGGATAGCGCGAACCGATATACAGTATTTGGGTTAGCTGGAGCTACTTCCTGTAAAATTGGCAACCCTGCTTTATGGCATCTTATGTCAGAGAGAAAGGATCAGAGAGGTTGTGTAGCTCACGGGAATGAAGAGTCGTATATGTATACTTCTTTCGGGCCTATCCCTAGCAGATGTTTAATTATTGACGGGATATTCATTGGTATTAATATAAAGCAGTTACCTGGAGAAGTAAAATTCGATGAGACGTACCCTTGTAAATGGCACTATTACGATTTAGATTTTTCACTTGAATGTAATAGGAACAATGTTAAAATAGGCGTAGTTGATATACCCGTTATACATTCTAGTCCAGGGTTAACGAATCCCGATAAAGAGTTTTATGACGGTCAACATTACTTTATTAATAAATGGAAAAAATAGATTTAGATTATTTCGAGAAAGTTATTGTTTATAAAAGTCTAACAGATGAAAAATACCTGGCAGATATTATAGGTCATATTGACCCTGCTCTTATAGCTAATAAAAGCATTAAGACTATTTTCACAATCATTAAAGACTTTTATAATAAGCGTGGTACTCCGCCTACAGTAACTGAACTTAAAACATACCTCGTCAATGATGAAGTGAAGGATGCTTTTAGAGTTGTTGCTAGTACCTTTAACGAGATTGACAAAAAACTTAATAAGGAAGAACTTCTCGAAAATACCGAGAGATATCTTAAAGAACGTGCAATCTACCATACTATGATGGATGTAGCAGAGGATATTACATCAGGTAAAGTTGATACGAGTTATATTCTAGAAAGATTTGAAAAGAGCTGTCGTATTAATCTTAAAGATGATATCGGGTTAGATCTGTTTAAAGATATCGATACTTTAGTTGATGATATTACAACAGATCAACCAGTAATACCATCTCTATGGCCATGGTTAGATGAAAAGCTTGACGGTGGATTTCGAGCAAATGGTAGAGCGTTTTATGTTTTTGCTGGTCAAACAAACGTCGGTAAAAGTATCTTCCTAGGTAATATTGCTGCTAATATGTGCCGGCAAGGTAAAAACGTGGTTATTATCTCTCTAGAAATGAGTGAGATAATGTACGGATGCCGCGTTGCGTCTGATATAACTAGAATACCAATAGCGAACTTAAAAGACGAAGCTGTTACTCTTAAGCATACTATTAATGAGATTGGTGAAACGCCATCAAACGGTAAAATCTTAATTAAAGAGTTTCCACCGAATACTATTAGCGCACAACAAGTTGCGAGTTATATCAAGACTGTTCAAATGCAAGGTATACATATCGACGCTATTGTTCTAGACTATATTAATCTCATCCGAGGTTCGATGAATTCAAATCTTTATGAGCGTATTAAGACTGCCGCTGAAGAAATCAGAGCCCTTACATATAAGTTTGAATGCCCTATCATTAGTGCTACCCAGCTTAACCGTACAGGGTATGATGTAGAAGCGCCGAAACTAGATAGTATTGGGGAAAGTATTGGTCTGGCGGCGACATCTGATGTAATCGTGGGCATTACACAGAGTGATGAAGATAAAGAGCTCAGTATAATCAATTTACATATGATGAAAAATCGTTTTGGACCGAATTTCGGTAGTAATCAAATGCGAATTGATTTTAATACTCTTACTATCAGCGAAGATGAAACGTTAAATGATGATGACGGTGATTTAGGAGGAGCAGCTAATGCACTTGATATGTTGAGTAATTAAAAAAAGGAACTAAATAATTTGTAATGTCCAAGCACGACACAGTACAAATTATTAAGAAATTTATAACCGATTATACATCAACCCTAGCTTACTTTAAAGATTCAGATTTATATAAAGGTAGCGTTGTACTTGGTGGTACGAGTTATAATATTTTAGGAGCCTTTTTTTCAGTAAACCCGCATTCTATTGCTAATAAAGCACTAGAGGACCATGGAGGTGATATTATATTTTTAATTAATATTGAAAAAAACGTAGTTCTTATGAGAAAGAATAAGAGCTGTGGGATCGATCTAGGTAAGCTAGCTAAGCAGCTCTCTTCCGGTGGCGGTACATCTGATGTAGCGGGATGTATATTAAATGATACAATTATTAATATAACCAAACTTTTACAACCATGTTAGTCGAAACACCAACTCAACAAATCGAGGAAGCAGAATTTGCTCATGCTTTTCTTTCATTTTGCACTCTAGTATCTCTATTAAACGGTAAGAAGATGAATTACCCAACAGTGTTTTTGAAGATATTGGAAAATAAGAAAATTCGCGAACTTTATATGGAGCATATCCATGAAGATAGTGAATTTGCAGCAATTCGAAAATTTATCGATATGGAGCCGTCAATTACAAAAAGTAAATATATAACAAAGTACTTGAATAAGTTAAAAACGCCTCTATTATAGGTGTGTGGATGAATTTGAGAAAAATATTTATAATACATATTTAGCGGTATCGAGGTCTGTTGTTAATAAGCCCTTCCGTATACGTCAAAACTTTAAAGATTTTGAGCAGAAGCCTGAATATGCAGCTGTAGTAAAACTCGGTAAATTTTTTAAAAAGCATAAACAGGTCAATATTAAAAGCTTCTTCGAAGCTCCTTTTTTTGTATATGGGGATGATCATTTCGATTTAAGTTTTTTCTGCTCTTATAAAGCAATTAGTGTATATACAAAATACAACGATAACTTTTTAGTCGATAATCCCGGGAGTAGAGTTTGTTTACAGAAGATAAAAGATAGTATTATTTTTATTAGTAATTACTGCAAACAGCAAAATATAAACATTAATCATTATATAACTCATAAGGAGACCGGTACACTATATAATGCATTTTTAAATCATTTAAAAAACAGGCAAATAAATGTGTATATTTTATTTGCCTATTCACAATTTGATAGTATAATAACGTTGTTAGATTATAATATCAAACAAACATTCTCACCGTCATTAGCTCGAATAAAATATTTGAGAACAAAACTATACACGGCGAACCAAACAAAAAAAAATATCGATATGTTTAAAACATATCTTGAAAAACAAAAAAAACAAAAAACAAAAAAATAAAATATAATTAAATCATGAGTAATATAACAAAATCAATGTTCGAATCCATTCGCGGTGCATTAGCAGCTGACGAAGGAAAATCATCAAATAATGCCAACATCCTGCGCACTGAACCAGGTAATACGTATACAGTTCGACTTCTACCGTTCGCTGCAGACCCGTCGAAGACGTTCTTTCATTATTTTCAACATGGCTGGAATAGCTTTTCAACCGGTCAATATGTAGCAGCAATCTCGCCTCAGACGTTCGGTGACCGTGACCCAATTGCAGAAACCCGTTATAAATTTTACAGGGGTAACGATGAAGAAAAGGCGATTGCAAGTAAGATTATGCGTTCCGAAAAATGGCTTGCAAATGTTTATGTTGTAAATGATCCTGTTAACCCGGATAATAACGGTAAAACTATGGTTCTGCGTTACGGTAAACAGTTGCATAAAGTTATCGCTAGCGCTATTGACGGTGAGGATGCCGGTGATCTTGGTCCTCGTATCTTCGATCTCGGACCTGATGGTGTTAACTTTAAAATTATTGTTGAGAAGCAAGGTGATTTTCCGACGTATGTTTCATCAAAGTTTACCTTCCCTACTGAGATTAAAGGTCTTGCAGAAAGTGATCACGAAAAAATCTATAAAAGCGGTGTGGAGCTCAACTCAATCTTTCCTATTAAGAGTTATGATGAACTCAAAGAGATGGTTAATGAGCATATTCTCTGCGAAGATGCCGACTCGCAACGTAGCGAGGCAGCTCCTGCTCCTGTTGCAGTACCTACATCTACACCAGCTACTGCCGCACCAGTTCCAGTAGCTGCTGCAACAACCACAGCTTCAACCGATGATAGCGACATTCAAGATTTGCTTGACGGTCTAGATATCTAATACATATGGAAGATCAAGAACAGGTCCCGCCAAGTAGCTTCGAGAGACAGCTTACTCCAGAAGAAGAAAAAGCGGTGCTTATTAACTTCATGGGTAATACCTACAGTGAAGTTAAGAAGTTAGATAGTAATGTCGTCGGTAATTCAACGTCGCTCGCTAATCGTAGCGACGGTATCAAACAGCATCTAGAACATGTTGTAAAGTCTAATGCAGCAAATACCTCGGTAAGTACGCCACCTGTTCAAGCTCAACCGGTGCAGCAGCCAATCGGAACTGCACCGGTTGTATCCCCTCCGCCGGTGCAGACTGGCCCCGGCAGCTCAACAGTAAATGAAGTACATCCCCAGCAAGATGATAATCAACTAACCTTCAGTTTTGATGTAAACGAGAAAGAAGAATTATTTACATTGATCGAAAAAATATTAACTAGGTTAGATAAATTGCACCGTAAAGTGGATGATCTTGCAGAGAGTGATAAAAATAGCAAGATCACTTCTTTACAGATCAAGAAGCGATCAAAAAAAAAATCAGTTGAACCGAAAGAGGAAACCTAGTATAATTGAGGTAATATATGGCATATTTAAAACTAAAAAATAAGAAAGACTTCATTACTAACTTTCTCGGACCTATATCAAATCTAAATGATATGTGCGTTCTTAAAGTTACAAGCAATAACGTCTCATGTACAATTGCAGCAGCCGATTCGACTGTTGTATGTAGAGCTGATTTAGAATGCGAAGTTGATATTGGGTCAGTAGAATCTGTTACTCTAAATATACCTGATATTAAAAAGCTAATTAGAGTATTAGATGTTGTACCAGAAAATGAGATATCTATAACAATAAACGATAATAATATTTCCTATAGTAAGAACGGGTATAAGTTTAGATATCATGTTCTTGACGATGGTATTATTAAACTACCTAATATTAATGTTAATAAGATTAATAACCTGGAGTTTGATACTAACTTTAAAGTTACCGAAAAAGATCTCGGGATGCTATATAAGGGTAGTTCATTTACTACTGAAACATCTAAGCTTTACATCTTCCAGGAAGGCAAAGGTATCTCTGGGGAGTTAGGTGATAAAAATCGTCATAATACAGATAACTTCGTATGTGTGTTAAGTGAAACCTATGAAGGTAATGCTTTATCAAAACCTCTCGCAGTTAACTTTGAATCATTTAGATTATTAAGTTTTGGTGGAAGTCGTGAAGTTAATTTTAGAGTTAACCAAGATATGGGAATCATTACATGTGCACTGAAAAAGGGCAGCACATCATTGATTTACGTTGTATCTGCATTAATTAATTAATATGTTAAACAAAGACGGTAGACTCAAAGAGAAGAGAATCAGTAATAAGCTTAAAACAGCTGGTTATACTATTAAGAGATTAAAGGATAATGGCTTTGTTGTATTTAAGATGTTCAACGCCTATAGTACTGTTGATCCACGTCGATGGACGATCATGATTAATCCCGGTGATGCATCTGTTTATATGACATGCCATCATAATAAAGATAATCTAAATGAGGTATTATTTGAGTTAGATGATGGTGGTAACAATTTTAACCGAGGCTTCTTTGTTAAGACGGATAGTATCGAGGTTATCGTTAATGAGCTTATATCTAAAGGAGTTAATAACGACCCATCAAAAAATCCATTTAGTAAACTTAAATAATCACATGGATGACGAATCCCTAGAATCGAACGAGTGTAATGATAAAAATTCAAGCACTGTACCGCCTCTCTCTACACTACCGGTAGATGTAAAGGTAGATAAAGTAATTCAAGATGCAATACGCCTAATCGTCAAGGAGCAACTTAGTAAAGAAAGTGCAGATACAGATATTGATGCAATGATAGCAACATGTGCTGAATTTATGAAAAGCTTTATTATAATGGGGTATGATTTTGACGATAATGCAGTTGCCCCTATATTCTACGCGAAAACAGATCTAGAAGCGGACGCTTTATCTCATTATATGCAGCAATATTTTGTATCTTCTATGAAAGATGCAGGTTGATTTTCTGCATATATATTATATAATAGATATATGAATATATCTATACTCGGATCAGGGTTTATTGGTAAATATCTTAATAGTTACCTTTCATATAACCATCTTACTTCTCTTCTTAACCAGACGGATGATCAGTATCACGTACCATATCGTCTTAGAGAATTTATTAAAAGGCATAAAATTGATGTTGTAGTTAATACATGTGGATATACAGGTTACCCTAACGTAGATGCATGTGAAGTTAATAAAGCTTCATGTACTTTATATAACATTACAGTGCCGCTAGTAATTGAAGAAGAATGTAAAGCTGCAAATGCTAAATTTATCAACGTAAGTTCTGGTTGTATATACACTGGGTATGATAAAGATTATGTAGAAGACGACGAACCTAATTTTGGTATATATAATCCCGATTCTAGTTTTTATAGTAAGACAAAGCATTTAAGCGAGATGTTTTTAGATAAAGACTTTACTAATATTATTCGTATTAGAATGCCAGTTACAAGTAAGATGGACCATAAGAATCTTCTTTCAAAATTAAACAAATACGATAATATTATTGACTTTAAAAATAGTAAAACTGATGTGGTTAAATTATGTCAGTTTATTGAAGTAGTAGTAGAGAATTTTAAGCCAGGTATTTACAACGCTGTACATAGTAATACTTTATCAACAAAAGAAGTTACAGATATTATGACTGAATACGGGTTGCAGAATGATAATTGGAAGTTTATACCATATGAAGATTTAGATATTCAAGCAAACAGAAGTAATTGTGTTTTAGATAATAGTAAAGCTAAGAAAGATTTTAATTTTAATTTCGGAGATGAAGAATATTATATTAGACTTAATTGCGCGATTTTACAAAAATCAGAATCATGGCAAGAAAAGGTATAATTTTAGCTGGCGGTAATGGAACGAGATTGTACCCATTAACATATAGTATCTCAAAACAAGTTTTACCGGTTTATGATAAACCGCTACTACTATACCCGATACAAACAGTTTTGGACGCTGGTGTAGATGAAATTATCTTTATTATCAAACCTGATCAGTATTATAATTTTAAGCATTTAATTAACAAGTTACAATTACCGGTAAAGTATAATATTGTAATGCAGGAAGATCCTAATGGGTTAGCGCAAGCATTTATTTTAGCGGAAGAATATATTGAAGGTCATTCAGTTGTATTAGCTTTAGGTGATAATATTTTTTATAGCGACACATTAAATGAAGATCTTGCAAATATTTTACCTAATGAAAATATTATATTTGGGTATGAAGTTAATAATCCGAGAGCATATGGTGTTGCTGCATTTGATGATAACGATGTGTTAATTGATGTTGTTGAAAAACCGGCTGTACCACCAAGTAAGTACGCTATACCGGGGTTATATTTCTTCGATGATACAGTCATTAAAAAAGCAAAGAGTTGTGAGAAAAGCAATCGCGGTGAATACGAAATCGTCGATGTAATTAAGCAGTATATAGCAGAGAAAAATATTAGCTTTTATAAATTAGATAAAGGAGCTGCGTGGTTTGATTGCGGCACAATCGACGATTTACTCGATGCTGGTAATTTTGTAAAAGCTATACAAACAAGAACAAATAATAAAATTGGATATGAAGTTAAGTAGTGATGGAAAAAATATTTTAGTAACCGGTGGTTACGGATTCATAGGAGGTAATTTTATCCGATTCATTAGAGATAATTTCCCGCAGCATCGTATTGTATGTCTAGATAAAAATGGGTATGCTTCTAATAAAGAATATGTAGCTGGTTTATGTGATAAAGAATATGAATTTAATTTAGTAGATAAAGATAAACTTGATAGATTATTTGAAGTGGAGTATAAATTTGATTTTATATTCCACTTTGCAGCAGAGTCTCATGTAGATAATAGTATTAAAGATCCTTCAATTTTTATACAATCAAATGTAGTAGGTACACAGAATTTACTTGAATGCTTCCGTGCAGCAAAATACGGTAAGATGGTGCATATTTCAACTGATGAGGTTTACGGACATTTAGGGTTTAATGACCCCTCATTTACTGAGTCGACTCCGATTGACCCTCGTTCTCCATATGCTGCTAGTAAGGCATCAAGCGATCTCTTATGTAACGCGTATATTAATACATTTAATTGCAATATTAGTATTACTCGATGCTGCAATAATTACGGTCCTAATCAGCATAGTGAAAAATTCATACCAACCATCATAAAATCACTTAGTAAAGATAAGAAAGTTCCCATTTACGGTGAAGGTTTAAATATCCGCGAGTGGATACACGTGTATGATCATAATTTAGCTGTTTGGGCAGTTGCAACAAAAGGTAAAAACGAAGTATATAATATCGGTTCTGGCGTTGAATTAACTAATATTGAGTTGGTTGATAAAATCTGTACTATTATGGGTAAGGATTTAGATAAAAGCGCAGTATTCGTCGAGGATCGGTTAGGACATGATCTCCGGTATAGTATAGATAGCAGTAAGATTCATGAAGAACTGTTTTTTGAACCTCTTTACACTGATTTTGACAGTCAATTAGAACAACTAGTTAGAGAATATGATTATGAAGCTTAAACAAGGAGATGTATATGCTATTCACCATGGGGATTACGCCGGTCAGATGATAGTGTATATTATGCAAGATAAAAAGGAACAACGATATAATTTTCTTGCATTACCAGACATGAAGGCATTAAAAATTAAACAGGAAGATTTCGATGCTGGTATTAAGACAGATCTTGTAAAGTTTGTCGAGAAACTACCTAAACATGTCATAAAAGTCATATTAGCTCAATATAAGAAAAATGAACATACTAACGATTGATGGAAATAATCTCGTACATAGAGTTTACTATGTAGCTAAAAACCTACCATATAAGACAGAGTATTTACATGTTTATATGTTTTTGAATAGCGTGAAAAGCTATATTGAAATGTATAGACCTGATAAGGTATACTGTGTTTGGGATGAGAAGCTTGATTATAAGCCTAACAAACGATTAGAAATTTTACCGGATTATAAGGGTACAAGAGATAAAGAAAAAGGTAGAGAAGTTCATACTAAAAATAATTTAATTAAGGAATTACTGCAGTCGATGGGTATACCTTCTATTTTTCCGAGAGAATATGAAGCAGATGACGTTATTGCTATTATTAATAAGGAAATCGATCACGATCGACATACAATCATAACGGTAGATAGGGATTTATGCCAATTAATTGATGAAAAGACAGTTGTATACGATGCAATTCGTAAGCTCGAACTCAATTTACATAATTTTGAAGAAAAGCTGAAATATAGTAAGGAGCAGTTTGTTGAAGTAAAGGCAATAACAGGTGATAAGAGTGATAATATACCAGGTATTAAAGGATTCGGTAAGAAGAAAATTGAAAAGTACTTCAACGGTGATGTAGATTTTAATGATGATGAGCGTAAGTTGTTTGAAAGAAATTTACAGCTTGTATCTCTTATAGATAGCGGAGAGGAATCTGAATATGTAAAATCTCAGCTTAGTAACTGCTCATTTAAGACTGACTGGACATTTTTTAGACAGAAAGTTGAAGAACTTAAATTTAATAATATTATTAAAAGTGAATCTACATGGTATACGACTTTTTTCCAGACTAATAGATTATTAGAACTACTATCTTAAATAATTATATGAATCCTAACGACTTTGTTAACCCAACTCAAATTAGATCACCATATACCGGTGAGACATCACGTCCTACTTTCAACTCTTATGATAAGGATGGTAAAACTTACGAGCAAGCAGTTTTTTCTGATCCTGTAACTGGTCATATTATCAAAAAAGGTTTAGTATCAATTAAAGATATACAAACAGGCGAAGTAATTGCTGATTATAATGGTGTAGTAGGTAAGAGTGTTACAACTCAAAGTAGAGGTTAATAGTAGTTGATGGCTGCTATTAATATACTATAATTAGTATATGATAAATGTACCGGTACAGTATACCATACAAGTACTATACGAGAATATCTATAAGATATCATATAATAAATATAATCATACGTATAATGGTTGTTGCCCTATATGTAAAGAAGGTGACTCCTGGGGTAAGAAGAAGCGATTCTACTATATACCTAAAAAGGATCTAGCGTACTGTCATAATTGTGGGTATAGTAAGAAGACTTTAAGTTTTCTTTTAGATGTTACACATAAGCCTTTACATTTTATTATTAATGAGATAAAGGAATTTGATGTAGAGGTACAAATACCTCGCGAAGAGGTTAAAGAGGAAAAGAAGGTAGTAGATAAGAGTTTACCAGAAGATTGTATTAACTTATCTGATCCTTGTCAAGTAGAATACTATAAAGATAATGCAGCAGTTATAGCAGCTTTAAACTTAATTAAAACGCGTAAACTAGATAAAGGTATTAATAAACCTAAAACGTTTTATATTTCATTAAAAGACCCTGTACATAAAAATAGACTAATCTTACCTTTCTATGATGATAATGGAGATATTATATTCTACCAATCTCGAGGGTTAATGAAAAAGGATTTATACGATCGACCGAAATATCTTAGTAAAGTAGGTGCAGAAAGAAGCTTATACGGTATGCAAAATATTAATTCCGACTTAGATTACGTTTTCATCTTTGAGGGTCCGATTGATAGCTATTTTGTAGAAAATGGTTTAGCTACTTGCGGTATTACAGAGAGAAGCGATAAGATGTATACTGTATTACAAAAGCAGCAAATTAATAAGCTTAATTTATATGAGAAGATTTACGTGCTAGATAATCAACGCTGTGATAAAGCTGCATTGTTGAAGAGTATATCTCTAGCAGATAGCGGAGAGAAGGTTTTTATATGGCCTAAAGAATTAGGTAAAAAGTTTAAAGATTTTAACGATATATGTGTAGCTAGTAATAAAGACAAAATAAAACCTGAATTTATATTAAAAAATACTTATTCAGGTCTTAAAGCTAAGTTATTATTAACAGAAATTAAGAATAGTTAATTATATTTACCACCTTTCATATAATCATCAGTTGATGGTAACCCGTTACGGTATTGAACTAAATCATCAATTATATCGTTTAACGTTTCTCTACTATGTTCACGTCCTTCATCGTAACCTATATTTTCATCTACAATTTCTCTAATATTTGAAAGAATTTCTTCATGGTCAGGGTAGTCATCTGCAACATTATCATCCTCCTCAGGTGCAATATCTAATGCTTGGTCATCTGCTGGTGCTTCTTCCGGTGCATATTCATTTTCAGCTAGAATTTTAGTTTTAGTATAAGCTTCAAAAATTAAGTTTTGATCTTTATTCATATTATTATTTAATTAAATTTGTATTTAGGATCGTTAGCGCCTGCTAAATAACCTTTAAGAATTTCACTGAGTGACGAGAGTTCCATTGCTACTCTAGCAATCTTCTTAGTTTCAGCATTTGAGATGCTATCGAAAATTGTATCAGGCTCTGCAGAGTTAAGAGATGTTTGGATACTATCAGATGTACCGTTAAGGTAGTTAGAGAACTCATCCATCTTCTGAATCCAACTATTTAATTCATCATACATTTTTCTTTGCTGATCGTTAATTGATGATGTAACATCGGCAGGTGCATCAGCTCCGAGTTCATCAGCGGTTACATCTTGTAGTTCAGCATCAAGAGCCTGAGCATCTGAAAGCTCTTCATCTTGTTCTAAAATTTTATTAAATCTCTTTAAATACGTACTCATATTTATATTTATGTAAAATAGTATAAATATATACATGAGACGAGCAATTTTTGAAGATAGTGAAATTCCAGACGTTCAAAGACAAGTCGCTGGTATAGGTACATCAGCTGTTGACGCGGGAGGTATGAGATTAGATAGCTTATTGCAGCATAAGAATGAAGATTTAAAGCCTCAAGCTAGCAATAAATTATACCCTATAAACAATATAGATGAAGCTATTTCAGATGCTTTTATTAATATTTCAAATGCACAAAGACTTCTTGATATAGCTAATCAAAATCCAACGCTAAAATCTAGTAAAAAATTGATTGTAAAATTAGAGAATAATCTCAAGCAAGTAGCTCATTTATTAGTTGACTTTGATGAAACATTGTCTATAATAAAGGGTGATGAGAAGTAGTTTTGTAAAGATTTTATATTCAATAATATTGACTGCTAGTATAAGTACATTAGTAGGGCTGATATTTAAGAGTAATTTTTGGTACGCATTCTCTTTAACTACTATTTTGCAGGTTACAGGGTTTTCAATATTAAACCAGATTTACAGTAATCGATTGATGCAGTCACTTGAAGCAGTAAGAGCTGATCAGTTAAGGGAGCAGAATCGAAATTACACAAGCGTCGAGTGTCCTTGCGGTCATATACAGTCTGTTGATATACGATTTGATATTAAGACGGTATATGTTTGTGATAAATGCAATAACCAGGTGAGCTGTCAACCATCAGTAAAGACATTCCTAGTAACATCACCAGTATATTTTGGAAAAGATAATGAAGAGCGTTGAAGATATAACAACTGAGGTGCCTAGTACGTCCCTGCAACCTAAGGTCACTGCTGAAGAAATTACTTTGCAGTCTATTAATGATATCTTCATAAAAACATTTTCACACGAGAATGTTGATAATTTTAAAGCTGGTCAGGCAAGGCAAGGTCAGCGAGCATCTACTTCTACTACCATGTTAAAAGATTTACTGTATAAAGAAATAGAAGATTTACATCTAACACGAGGCACAGAAAATACCGAAAGAGTAATTAACAGTATGACGAAAAAAACTTTAATGCATCAAGTTGATAGTATTATAAGTATTCTCGAAATGTCAACAAATAAAA